AATCCTTATGGCATCTACCTGGAGCAGTGGCGATTGGAATTTAGGTACATGGAATAATGCTTTTTCTGGAGCTCAACTTCAAGGGCAAGAATTTTCTGTTACATTAGGAAATATAACAGTTGATGCTGATATAAGATCAGGTTGGGGTCGACAAGAGTGGAATTCTTATGAATGGAATGCGGGTCCTGACGCAATAATTTCTATATCTGGAGATCAAGTTTCTATTTCTAATGGTTCTGTTTCTGTAATAGGATTTGGTTCAATATCTATTACAGGCGATGAAATAAATTTAACTGTTAATAACGTTTCTGTTTCCGGATCTAAAACATCTCAAATAACAGGCGAAGGAATAACTTCACTTGTAAATGATGTAACAATTTCAGAAGGTGCAGGTGTTTCTTTAGATACTTTACCTGCTTTAACTTTAGATTTAAATGCTGGTAATGGATGGAGTAGAGATGAATGGAGCGAAGGTCCTTGGAATACAGATTTAACTTCAATTGTAGCTGGTTCTGGAACTGTATTTATTGAAGATGGTCAACAATTATCTTCTAATTTAAATAATGTTTCTGTAACAGCATCTTCACCTATTAATATAAGTGGTGAAAATTTAACAATTACAGATGGTAATATTTCTTTAAATACTAATAATTTTATTTCTATAACAGGTGAGCCTTTAGTTTCTGCAACTGTTGATACTTTTGCTGTAGAAGCGGGAGGATCTATTACAATAAATACTCCTACTTTTGAAGCAAATGTAGAAGTAGGTAATATTACTACAGGTAGTGCTTCATTTACAAGTATTACTGGTCAACAATTACAAATAAATTTGAATAATGTTACTACAACATCAGAAAACTTTATTTCTATTTCAGGAGAGGAATTAACTACTACAGCTAATAATATTACTATAAGTGCTGAACAAATATTATCTATTATAGGTAATGGAGTAACTATTACGTCTGCTAATATAGTCCCTAATTCTCAAAACTTTTTATCTATTACTGGAAATCAAGTTAATGCTAATGTTACGACACTTAAATTTTGGGATCCAATTAATGATAACAATCAAGAAAATTGGACTAATATTCACTAGACAAATGAATACAAATATATATTATTTACAATAATTAAAATATGGAGTATAAAAAATTATGCCATCAAGTTTTACATCGAGATTAAAATTAGAAAGACAAGCTTCTGGAGAAAACTCAGGAACTTGGGGTAATCTAGTAAATTATGTTTTTAATAGAGTTGATGCTTCTGTTAAAGGGTATCAAGCAGTAGATGTTGCAGGTGCTGCAAATGTAACTTTAACATCTAATAATTCAACATCAAATACAGATGATGATACAACAGATGACCAAGTACATAATGCTGTATTAAGATTTACAGGTGCTTTAACTGGTGATATTCATGTATTCACCGATGCTGTAGAAAATCAATATGTTGTATTTAACAATACATCTGGATCACAAACATTAACATTTAGTAATACAGGTCACGCTGCAAATGGTGTTGTTTTAACACAAGGTCAAAAAACAATTGTTTATTCTGATGGTAGTTCAATAACTGATGTTTTATCTGATCAATTAAGAGATTCAGATATTGGAGTTGAAGTACAGGATTATAGTGCAAAATTAGATAATGTTGCAAATGCTGCAGTAACTGATGGAACTTTTTTAGTAGGTAATGGAACTGCTTTTGTTGCTGAATCAGGATCAACTGCTAGAGATAGTTTAGGTTTAGGAACAGGTAGTGATGTTCAATTTGATAGTTTTGGAGTTGGAACTGCAGCTTCAGGCACTACAGGAGAAATAAGAGCTACAAATGATGTAACTGCTTTTTATTCTTCAGACGTTGCATTAAAAGAAAATATTATAAATATACCAGATCCATTAGAATCTTTAAAAAAATTAAATGGTGTTTTATTTGATTGGAAAAAAGAATACATTGATCAAAGAGGTGGTGAAGATGGATACTTTGTTAGAAAAAAAGATGTGGGTGTTATTGCACAAGAGGTAGAAAAAGTTTTACCAGAGGCTGTTGCTGAAAGACCCGATGGTATTAAAGCTGTCAAATACGACAGGTTAACTTGTTTACTTATTGAGGCAGTTAAAAAACTATCAGCTCAAGTTGAAAGTTTATCAAAAAAGGGGAATTAACCCATGGCAGTCCCTAGCACAAACGTTGGTTTATCAGACCTTCAAACTGAATTTGGTGGATCTAATCCAATTTCTATTTCTGAATATTATGCAGGAGGCGCTAACGTTCCTTCTGGAACAGAAGGCGGAGATCCTCTTGCTGCAATTCCAACTAGCGGACAAATTTCTATAGGAAATTTTAAAAATGCAGTAAATAGTTATACTATAAGTTATTTAGTTATTGCTGGAGGTGGCGGTGGTGGAACTGGCGGCTTCGGTGATGGCGGAGGCGGAGGCGGCGCTGGTGGTTATAGAAATTCATACGCTTCAGAAACCTCTGGAGGAAATTCAAGCACTGAATCAACTATTGATATAATACCTGGTAATGCTTATACGGTTACTGTTGGAGGAGGTGGTAGCACTGATTCACCAGGATCAGATTCATCTTTTTCTGGAACAGGAATAACAACTATAACATCTGATGGCGGTGGAGAAGGTGGTCGAAATCCAAGTACAGGTAACGCAGGTGAAGATGGTGGTAATGGAGGTTCTGGCGGAGGTGCCGCAGGTGCTGATGTATTTAATTCAGGTGGTACTGCTACTTCAAATCAAGGTAGAAATGGTGGAAATAGATCCGGTGGTGGAAGTCACTCTGCAGCTGGAGGTGGTGGCGCAAGTGCAGCAGGCGGGAGCGCAAGTGGAAATAATGGAGGAAATGGAGGAAATGGTTTATCTTCTTCAATAACTGGTTCATCAGTCACAAGAGGTGGTGGCGGTGGAGGAGCTGGTATTGGTACTGCAAATTCAGGAGGTTCTGGAGGTGGTGGTACTGGTAGAAATGGATCAAGCGGAACAGCAAACACTGGTGGTGGCGGTGGAGGTGATAGAAGTGGTGGTTCAGGAGTTGTAATACTTCGTGTTCCTACTGCTAGTTATTCAGGAACAACAACAGGAAGCCCATCTGTTAGTACATCAGGTTCTGACACAATTATGGTATTTAACAGTAGTGGGAGTTACACAGCATAATGGCACATTTTGCAAAATTAAATTCTAATAATATAGTTGAAAGAATTGAAACAGTATCAAATGATATTGCAACAACCGAACAAGCTGGTATTGATTTTCTAAATAATCTTTATAGTACAAATGATATTTGGAAACAAACTTCTTACAATACAAAAGGTGGACAACATATATTAGGTGGAACACCATTTAGAAAAAATTACGCTGGTAAAGGTTATACTTATGATAGCGATAAAGATGCATTTATTCCAAAAAAACCTTTTAATAGTTGGATATTAAATGAAACAACTTGTTTATGGGAAGCACCTGTTGAATATCCAAATGATGGAGAAAGATATTATTGGAATGAAACAGATACAACTTGGAATTTAATAGAATAAGATAACTATTTGTTATTATATACCTATAATTAGTATATTAAATTAAAAATGTTTTCTAAAAAATTAACTTTTTATAGTTTAATAGAAGGTGTTGAAAAAACAATGCCTATTATCCCTAGTAAAGATTATAGTCACTCTTGGGTTTTAAAAGCAAGAGAAAGTGTTAAAAATAATAAAAGCGTTTTAAGATGTCCTGGTATTTTTAAAGTAAAAAATGAAGGTTGGATACTTAGAACATACCAAGATATAAAATTAAAAATAACAGGTTCTGATTTTATTTGGCAATCACCAATGGATTCAGAAAAATTATATAGTCATTTTAAATGTAATCCTGTTGATTTTCATGGAGAAAAATTTTTATTTGATTATTTTGAAAATTGGCCGAAAAATTCTTTTTCAAAAGTTATTAAAATAAATTTACCCTGGTCGGTTGATGTACCTAAGGGTTATATACTTCATCAGTTTCATCCTGCTTATTTAGATGAAAATAGATTTACTGCACTTCCAGGAATGTATACATCCGATACAGGTTTAAATGTTTTAAATGTTCTTCTTACTTTACACGTAGAAAATAATGAAATTTTAATTAAATCAGGTACACCAATTGCTCAAATAGTGTTATATAAAAAAGAAAATATAAAACACGAACATATAATAGCTAATAAAAGTAAAAAATTCTTAGTAAAAGAAAAATTAACTAGATTGTTGTTAAGCATGAATTTTAAGAGAGCTTATGGAAATATAAAAAAATTTTGGAATGGATAAAAATTTTATATTAGAGTATAAAAATCTGTTAACAGATAAAGATTGTTTTGATTTAATTAAAAAATATAAAAAACTAACTAAATATTCCGAAGAAAAAGGACATAATTATAATTATTATGATTTAGAAAAAACTTCAACTTTTAAAGATTTAAATTTAAAAATTTTGCCTATTTTAAATTTATATAAAAAAAATTATCCTGAAGTAGATTTAACTAAAAATAAATGGGGATTAACCAATATGAGGTTTAAGTATTTTAAACCTGGAAAATCGTTTGAAAATTTTCATTCTGAACATAATTATAGATATTGTACAAGATTATTAAATATTCAAATTTATTTAAGCAATCATGATTGTGGAACTGAATTCTACAATAAAAAAATAATAAAATCAGATAAAGGTAAAATAGTCATATTTCCTTCTTATTTTACACATACTCATAAAGGACAAGTATGTCCTCAAAAAAAAAATAGATATATTATTACTGGATATGTAAATTTTTTAGATTTATATTGAATGTTTAAAAATTATTTAAAAGAAATTAATTATCCTTCAGATAAACAAAAAAATAAAGAACACTGGGATATCGAAGGTATTCCACATAAAGTTTCAAATCAATTATTAAAATTTGATATTAGACCAATGTTTGTTATAGATAATAATCAATTAGGAAAAGAAATTTTTATAAATTCAAAAGCAGATAAAATTGCTTTTGAAACTATAGATAGTTGGATTTTAGTAGATACCCAAGAGCTTCTTAAATATTTTAAATCAAACAATAGTAAAAAACAACATTTAGATGATTTAATTAAAAAACTTGAATGGAACATAATTATTTATAAATAATTATAGAATTACTTCATTTTTGTTATATAATATCTTTATGCCATTAACTCAATTAAATTTTTTACCTGGACTAGACACTGAAAACACTGAAACAGGTGCGGAAGGTAGATGGACAGATTGTGATAAAATAAGATTTCGTAAAGGACTTCCTCAAAAAATAGGCGGTTGGACTAAATTTAGTCAAAATTATTATGTAGGAGTAGGCCGAGCTTTACATCAATGGTTAGATAATACTGGTATAAGATACGAGGGTTTAGGTACAGATAGAAAAGTTTATGTTTATAGATCAGGTGATAATGCTGATATTACACCTATAAGACAATCTAATACTTTAACAAGTGTATTTAATACTACATCTGGTAGTTCTAATGTTGTAGTAAATCACTCTACACATGGAGCTCAATTAGGTGATTTTATTACTATTTCTAATGTAGCTCCTACAAGTATTGGAGGTATTTCTAATTCATCTTTAGATGCTCAATATGAAATTATTGAAATTACTAATGCCGATGCTTATACTATTCAATCAAGTGGAACAGCTAATGCTACAGTTACTACTACTGGTAATTGCGATATAGAATATCAATTATCTATCGGGCCAGATCAACAAACTTTTGGTTTTGGATGGAGTACAGGACCATGGAATTTAAGTACATGGTCTACACCTAGATCAACATCAAATGTAACTTTAGATATGAGACAATGGTCTATGAATAATTGGGGAGAAGATTTAATTATAACTCAAAGAGATGGATCAACTTATCTTTGGAATACTTCTGATGGTTTAACAGATAATCCTGCAACATTAATTGCAAACGCTCCAACTGCTAGTACACTTTCAGTAGTATCTACAGAAACAAGACATCTTATTTGTATGGGTACAGAAACTACTATAGGAGATACAACAACACAAGATAAAATGTTTATTAGATTTAGTGATCAAGAAAATTTTGATTCTTTTCAACCAAATGTAACTAATTCTGCTGGATCACAAAGAATTGCTGGAGGAAGTGAAATACGTTGTGCAAGACCTGCAAAAGGAACTATATTAATATGGACAGATACTACTATGCACTCGATGTCTTTTATTGGTCCACCTTTTATATTTGGATTTAGACAATTAGGTAACGATTGTGGTGCTGTTGGTTTAAATAGTGCTATTGTTGTAGATGATGTTGCTTATTGGATGTCTGATGGACAGTTTTTTAGATATGCTGGTGCAGTACAAGAAATTCCTTGTAGTATTTTAAATTATGTTTTTAATGATATTAATAAAACTCAATACGGTCAAGTTTATGCAGGTCAAACTTCAGATTTTTCAGAAATAGTTTGGTATTATTGTTCTAGTAATTCTGATCAAATTGATAGATATGTAATTTATAATTATCTTGAAAATAGCTGGTATTTCGGAAATTTAGCTAGAAGCACTTATCAAGATAATGGTGTTGAATTAAATCCTTTAGGTACAGAGTATTTTGCTAATTCAACTGCAAATACATATACTACAATTAATGGATTAACTCCTGGCAGAAGTTTAATTTATAGGCATGAAGATGGAGTAGATGCTGACGGTTCTGCAATAACAGCTTTTATTGAATCAGGTGATGGGGATATAGCTGATGGAGAGAATTTTAGTTTTATTAATAAAGTAATACCTGATTTTAAAAATCAAACTGGAAATGCTAATGTAACTTTATCTACAAGAGATTATCCTAATAGTTCTAAGACTACAGGGGAAACTATTACAGTATCTAATACAACATCATTTTATAACACAAGAACTAGAGGTAGACAATCTTCTATAAAAATAGAAAGTGACGAATTAGGTAGTAATTGGCGATTTGGTACATTAAGAATCAATATTA